TAGCTTTATCCCGCCTGAAAAGGTGCTTGCCGCCCGCAAGGCCAAGGTCTCGGGTTATGGGCCTATCCTGTTGGGGGTTGATCCGGCACGCGGCGGTGGGGACAAGACGGGCGTGGTCGATCGTCAGGGCCGGCACATCGGCGGGCATATCTGCAAGCTGATCGACAGCAACGATTTGATGGCGGTAGCCGGTGAAATCCAGCAGATCGCCCGCAAGATCAAGCCCGCCAAGATCGTGATTGACGTGACCGGGCTTGGTGCTGGCCTTTATGACCGGCTTCGCGAGATCATGGGGGACCTTGTGGAGCCCGTGAACTTCGGTTCGAAAGCCTTTGAAACACAGAAATACGCCAACCGAAGAGCGGAGATGTGGGACTTGATGCGCGCTTGGTTCGATGATCCGGCCGGCGTTCAAGTGCCCGATACCGATATTTTCCAAGGGAATATGTGCTCGATCATCCGTGGCCAGGGTGCGACGCGCTTTAACAGCAATGGACAACTGATCTTGGAACCCAAGGACCACGTGCGCGAGCGCTTGTCTTTCAGCCCCGATCTGGCGGACGCGGCAGCGTTGACCTTTGCTGTGGACTTTGATGCGGTGGTCGAAAGCGACTTTGCCCCGGTGGCTCCGCCCCCTCGCTATGATTGGATGGCCGCATGACGGACGCGCTTATTAATGACGCCCGCGAAGCTCTCCAGCAGTCCTACGATTACGACCGCGACAACCGGCGCGAAGCCATGGAAGATTTGCGCTTTATTGCCGGTTTCCAATGGAGTGACGCGGCGCGTGCCGAACGCCGGGGCCGGCCGATGATCACCATCAACCGCAGCCAGCAGTTTTTGCGTCAGGTGTCGAACCCGATCCGCAAGAATATGCCGGTGATCAAAGTGGAGCCGGATGGCGACGATCAGTCGAACATGGCCGAGATCGCCAATGGCATGCTACGGCGTATTCAATACAACTCTTCGGCAAGCCACGTCTACAGCCAAGCCGTCGAGCACGCGGTGGGCTGTGGGATCGGCTGGTTTCGCATCGTCTCGAAGTACATTGATGACGAGAGCTTTAACCAGGAAATCCTGATCAAGCGGGTGTTCAATCCCTTGACCGTCTATCCCGACCCGGCCGCGTTGGAACCCGATCGCTCAGACATGAATTGGTGCATCGTCTCCGAACCCATGCCCTTGAAGGCTTTCAAGGCCAAGTACCCGGGCAAGGCAACGGACGGCATGGAAACCCCTGGCAATGCCGGTGGGGCCACGGAAATAATCTGGGGCACGGGTGAATGGGTGCGCGTTGCTGAATATTGGCGGCGCAAGGAAACCACCAAGACGCTCGCCCTTCTCAAGGATGGGCAGCTTGTCGAACTGACCGCGATGGGGAAAAAGCAGCTCGCGGGCCTGAAAGAATCGGGCGCCATCGTCACGACCCGCGAAGCGAAGGACTACACCGTAGAAATGACGCTGGTCTCGGGCCAGGACCAGCTTGAAGAAACCTATGAGTTCCCGTGCCAGTATATTCCGCTGATCCCCGTGATTGGCGCCGAGGTGCCCATGGACAAGGGCGTGTATCGCCATGGTCTCATTCGCTTCCAGCGCGAACCTCAGCAATTGCACAACTACTTCCTGTCCGTCGCGGCCGAAAGCCTGGGTCAGCAGCCCAAAAGCCCGTATCTCGTCACTCAGGACATGATCGCGAAATATAAGAACCTTTGGGACAACGCCAACCGGGACGCGACCCCTTATCTGCCCTATACGCCGGACCCCAAGGCGCCCACCGCCAAGCCCGAGCGCATTGATCCCCCGCCGATGCCGGCAGCCCTGGTCCAAATGGCGCAGATGATGGCCGAGGATATGAAGTCCGCGACCGGCATCTATGACGCCGCGCTCGGCAACAGGAGCAACGAAACCTCGGGCGTGGCCATTGCGGCCCGTGAGGAACAGGGCAACCAGGCGACGTTCCATTATGTGGACAATTTGGAACATAGCCTCGAGCACCTGGGGCGCTGCCTCGTCGAGATGATCCCCAAGGTCTACGACACCGAGCGCACGTTGAAGATCATGGGCGAAGACGACACGGAAAAGGAAATCACCGTTAACAAGACGGTCATGGAATTCGCCGGCCAGCCGATCAAGGTGAACGATCTCGCGGGAATGAAGTTCAATTCCGTGCGCGTGGTGCTGGGCCCCAGCTATGCTTCACGGCGTATGGAAGCCGTCAATCAGTTAATGCAACTCGTCCAAGCCTTCCCGCAAGTGGGCATGGTCGCGGGCGATATCATCGCGAAGAATTTGGACTTCGACGGCGCCGACCAATTGGCCGAGCGCTTGAAGGCGCTCTTGCCGCCCCAGGTCCTGCAGCTTGAAAACCCGGAGGGGGCGCAAGCCCAAGCCCCGCCCCCTGATCCCATGGCCGAAATGCAGATGCAGGGCGCGGCGCAGATGATGGAGCACGAATTAACGGGCGCCGAAGCGAAAGCTCATCAAGAGCAGGCGAAAGCGGCTCAAGAGGCCGCCAAGGTCAAGGGCGCCCAATTGGATAATGCGTTGAAAGTGAAGAAGTTAGTTGAACCACCCCCGCAGCGGCACCTACCCGGCCGCATGTCTGGAAACCAAGCCCGCCCATAAGGCGGGTTTTTTAATGGAAAAAGTATCATGTCCTTGAATATCACGATCCCCGAGCGCGGCGCGGTTTCGCCGGCACCCGTCCCGGCTACGGAAAAGCCGGAAGCGCAAGCGAGCGAAGCGAAAACCGTATCCCCGGACGCCGAACAGGCTGACGGACCCAAGAGTGAGCAGCCCCCCGCAGCCGAGCAAATCGGCAAGCCGGACGAGAAAGAGCCAACACCCGGAGAGCTTGCCCGGCGCGAACGCAATCGCCAGCGCTGGCAAGCGATGAAGCAAGAGCGGCACACGGCCTTGGCCGAAGTGGCGCGCTTGAAAGCGGAGAATGACCGGTTACGCTCAAACCCTATCGACTATTCCAAGATCGAAGACCCGGAAGAGGCGCTTGCGCTTCGCACGGCTCAGAAGGTCAAGGAAAGCTTCGCCGGGGATTATGAGCACCAGGCCAAGCAGCATCAGGATCGTGCAAACGATGCCATGATGCAGGCTTGGGACGCCATCAAAGAAGAGATGCGCGCGAAAGCGCCTGACTTCGATAGTGTCGTCACCGATCAAACCCCCATTCATCCCCGGATGGCCCCCTATATTGTCGATAGCGACAAGGGGGGAGACCTTGCCTATTGGCTCGGCAAAAACCCTGCCGCTGCTCAAGATCTGTTCCGCAAATTCGAAAGCTCGCCCGCGATCGCATTGATTGAACTGGGCCGGATCGAAGCGCAACTCTCTGCGCCCGCTTCCAAGCCCGTATCAGCCGCCCCGCGCCCGGCGCCCGTCCTCTCGGGGGGATCAAACCCCCCCGCGTTCGACGCGGCAACGGCCAGCGTGTCGGATATGGCCGGACAATTACGCAAGGCCGGCATCATCCGATAGGGCTCAAACCCAACAGGACCTAAGGAACCATGAGCAATACAACTTTGACGGCGGATGTCGTCGCGAAAGCGGCGCTTCCCATTCTCGAAAACGAACTCGGATGGCTGGGCAAGCTCTACCGCGCCCCGCAGGAAGAGTTCACAAACTCGGTCAACGGCTATAAGGTGGGTGACACCATCCGCATTCGCCGCCCGGCCGACTTCACCATCCGAACCGGCGCCACCATGGACGTGCAAGACGTGATCGAAGGGCGCACGACCCTCGTTGTCGATCAGCAGATCGGCGTTGATTTTCAGTTCAGCTCAACCGATCTGACCCTGAAAGTCGAGGATTTGGCGACCCGCATCATCAAGCCGGCCATGACCACGATTGCAAACCAGCTTGCAAAAGACGTGGCCGAGAAGATGTATCAGAGCGCCTACAACTGGGCCGGTACGGCGGGGCAGACCATTAACAGCTTTGCCGACTTTGCCAAGGGCCCGGAACGCCTGGACGAAATGGCAGCGCCTCAGGACGGGCGCTGTGCGCTTCTCTCACCTTCCGATCACTGGGGCCTTTTGGGCTCGCAGACGGCACTCTATGTGCAGTCCATTGCCAACCCCGCCTATCGTCAAGGCGAGCTCGGCATGATCGGCGGCGTCGATACGTACATGAGCCAGGTGACGCCGACGCATACCGCCGGCACGCGTGACAACACGACGCCGTTGACGGACGGCAACAGCCAGCAAGTCACCTATGACACGGCGAAGAATTCGTGGACGCAGACGGTCATCACGGACGGCTGGGATTCATCCTGCACGATCACGGCGGGCGACGTGTTCACGATCGACGGCGTTTACATGCTGAACCC